TAACGCCAATTTCATCAGCTTCAGGATAATCACCGGTAACTTCCACAGGAGTCTTTTTATCTGCTGATTTCTTCTTAGCTTTCTTCTTACTGCTTTTCTTCTTATCACTCTTGCCTGGCGAAGGTTCAGATGTCTTGTCATCATCATCGCCTTCGCTGGCAGGAGTCATTATAGAAGGAACAGTTTTACCTGAATCTGCTAAGTTTTCTTCGTACAGTTTTTCAAACTTACCAACAAACACCTCAGTAAGATTTCTTTCAGTTTCGATAACATCGCCACTTTTATAAATCTTACCATCCTGTGAATGCTGCCCTGTGTGTTTCTTTAATCTATAAAAAGCCATTGCTTTCCTTTCCAAATTAGTTAACATTTTGCCTTATAATTAACGGTTATACAGAACCGTGAAGGATGCCTGTATTACTGTTAAAGTCTGCTCTCAGCTGAGGAACCATAATGGCCATAACCTTAAAGTTCTTCTGCATGCCACCGTGCGAGTCCCACTGAACGGTAGTAATGTCCATACCGATAACTTCACGAACTACGTCTGAAGTCATCTGAACAAGAATCAGTTCAAAGCCATCGAGGTAATCGAGAGCACGGATAGAACTGATTTCATTTATCTGATTTACTCTATCGAATAGAGTCTTGTCAGATGCAGCTTTGAAATCGTTGCCGAGATACTGCTGCCATCCGGTACCGGTATATAAAACGTATGGTCCGTAATGGAAAGCATCTCTGAGCTGTTTAGTTGCGGCAAGTATCTCATTTACGAGAGTCGTGCCAGTCCAACCACTTGCGGTAGGAGCCGTAAACGTCTTAGTCAGACGACTCGGGAAATCGGTATAACCATAAATGGTTCCACCGCCGTAAGTAAACTGATCGGCTATAGTAGCATTACCGATGAGCATTTTCTCAGCCTGCTCAGCTACTTTACGAGCTGCTGTTTCAGCAGACGTAGTATCGAGAGGCGAACCACCGTTGCGACTGACCATAAGGTTACGAGCCGAATAGTTAAAGTCCCTGTGGATAATCGGGAGAGGCAAGTTGTTGATCGTGAACTCAGGCCGATCATTAGCATTTTCCTTCATACCATCCATGCTAACTTCAGCGTCATTCTCATCGCTCTGCGTTTCCGTTTCCAGAACTGTCTTCGCCATACCGTTTGGTATATTGAAAGTCAGTCCAGCACCACGAAGGTCTGCGACTGCTTTAAGACGCGGACGTGCGACTTTAACAATAGCTTCATCGAGAAGCTTCCAGTCATCCGCACGCATCGAAGTTGTGGCATTACCGATCATAGGAACTGCAGTCGCAATACCCTTGATATTCATGGTACAGTACTGACGTAACTGACCATCTGGTCCTTTAGCCAAGAAAGGACGAAGCACACCGACATCGCCGTTGCACTCAATCAGCTTATCGGCTACGGCACCAGAGCCTTGACCATTAAGAATATAATCCATTTTAAAACCCTTTCATTTAAACTGCTATTTAAAAATTTTATTTAATTACGTTTTGAAACTGTCTAAAAACTTCTTAGACGAAACGACAAGGAACCAGAGCGTTGGCAGTATTTGCACTTGCCGAAAGGTCCAGAGCCTTGGTTGCTACACCGAGAGTCTTAGCCGGTGTTCCGGTTGTAGCTTTTACAGTACCGTCACCAGTACTGATAATCTTGCCACCGATAACGACAGCAGCACCATCGTCAAGCAGCACGTTAAGCTCCGAACCAGGAGGAGCAATCATATAAGTGACGATAGTATTGATAGCATATACATCGTCAACGGTCTTACCCTGAAGCTGATCTTCTATAGCGATAAGATTTTCATCGCCAAGAACGCCACCTGCATTTGCGTGCTTAACTACCTTGCCATCCGAATCAAGCTTGATCAGCATGCCAGGATAGATGCCAGCTTCTGCAGCATAGGCTTCACTCTGAATGATTGGGCCTCTACTATGAATACGTTTAATTACGTCTGCCATTTTAATCACCTTTCATTTTATTTATTTTGAAATACGATTTACTTTACACTACTTTAAATCACCCTACTTTACTTAGACGCCAGCTGGGCTGAAATCCATCTTCGCTATTTCCAGCGGTTCTACTTTTTCGCCGGGAGTGTTATCAACTACCTCTTGCTGGCCGTTAAACATAGGAGCCGGCTGAGTAGTATGTACTACCGGTGCTTCGTTTACTGCGAGAGCTGCGATACCCTGAAGCTCGGCAAGTTCTTTACCATCGAGCTGTTCTTTGGTAAAGGTGTTCTTCTTGTTAGCAGTAATCTTTAATACCAGAGCATCCTTTTGTGCGTTATATGTCGCCATATTCGCATTTAGGACTGCTGCTATCTCCGGAGGAGCATCTGCGATATACTCTGCAGGTGTCATAACCTTCTTAGCGGCCGGTGCTTGAAGCGTTTCAACTTCAGTATTAGTTACAGCCTCTTCGACTGCCGCAGCTTCTTCTGTTACGACTGGAGCCATCTTATTTAAGACAGCTTCGTCCATCGCCATCAGGGCTTCACGATCATCTTCGGTCCAGCTCGTAGCAGTGTTAGCTATAAGAGCGTCTACTAATTGTTTCATTTGTACATCCTTTCGTTTTAAATTATTTAATACTTTTCCAGTTTCTGTTTCAAATACAACTTTACGGGTAACTGATTCGCGTGTTCCAATGAAAGAAGCTTTTCCATCGTTAATGGAATAGTTCTGCTTGTACAAAGCACCATTGTCTATATATATAATAAAAGAGTCAAACACTTCGTCAATCCAAAAGTCTTCGTTTGTCTCTCTGAGTAAAGAGGATAGCAAGCCATACTGATCAGAGTGGCTTAACTCGTTATCTATTAAATCAACTACTGTTTGATTTATTCTGGAAACAAGATTATGTTTATCGTTTAGTACATACTCTTGAGCTGCTTTACTCAAATTAGTAATTGCTATTTCCGTTTCGCCTGCTTCGTTTAATCGTAAGAAGCCAGCACCATCTGCTACGCTGCATGCTCCTACAGTATCGGGGAGTAAAGCTAGATGGTCGGGTCTATAGTTTCGTGCTATAGCAATATAGTCCTTATCGCCGAAGACGCCTTCAACATTTTCGTTATCAGTAAAGAGGCCTGTAGATAATTCCATTACTTCGTTATTCTCAATCGCCTCTACTATACGACTTTCGATTTGCTCTGCTTTATTTATATCAATCCAGGCTTCTGCTTTTAACTTGCCATCTTCAAAGACTGTATTCATAATAAGACCAACGCCACGATTCTTTATTATATCGGGGTCGCAAGCCGAGATACCAAGACCGTTATGAGATGGGTGATCAACGACAACCGGCTTCATATTCCAAACCTGTGGAGTCTTAGCAAGTTCTGACGCAGGATAATAGAGAGGGCCAGAGGTACCTGGTAAAACGCCTTCCACAATCATCACCATAGGAGCAACGAGATAATCCTTACCGTCCATAGTATCGTTTCTGGTTATGCCAGTGAAGTTAGCTGTTATTCTTTGGCACTTTGGCTTACTGTTAAATACGATACGTTGATGACTATACACCGCACGGTCTAATCTCTTATGACTATACTTTCGTTTCTCGGCCATTTGAATACCCTTTAGTTTAAGAAAACTGCTCTCTATGCGTTAAATACTACGCTTTAAAGCTATAAACCAAAAGAGAATTATTTCAGACGGGAGGCGCATATACCCAAAGAGTATCAAAGTTGTATATATAGTGGATTTGTAACTTAGTGAGTGTTTATAACGACTTACGTTCAGATGACTATACGCAAGTTGGAGGGGTGAAAAAAATTTACGAAAAATAAATTTTTAGTTGGATATGTTCATTACTTCTTGTATGTTTTTCTGCTTTTCAAATTTATCGTCTTATTACAGTGTAAATCGAAATGCCTCAAACACACGCCACGCTGCTTCTTGCTCTTGCCTGCAGCATACGTTATAGCTGGTAATCTCTTACAGCGTTTTACTTCGCATAGTTCTTCAGTAAGATGTGGCATAGTCATTAACTCCTAAAGCTATTTCGATTTCCTGTATCAATTCTTTGTCTTCTATTAAGCACAATGGCATTCTTCCTTTTTTACTTTTAGCACGCCAGTCAGCAGCAGCTACCATAATCTCTGTGCCTACTTCAAAAGTAAGTTTCGGTAATAGAAATTCTAATGTACTTAACGATAATAACATTTTACTTTCCTTTTAAAAATAAAACTAAGAGCCGGTGAAATGCCGTAGCGAACACCGGCCCTTAGTCCCCGACCACGAGCGTGGCCAGTCTTTAGGAGGAGGAGGAGGCTCGTTTACTTTTTCTTTTCTTTTTCTTTTTCGCTGCTACTCTGCCAGGTGCTCGTTTAAAACTATACGAGCCAATCTCACTATCTACTCTCGTTGCATACAACTTCTTACCACGAAAGAAGTGCGTGACCTTTTTAGTATCCTGGCGTTGCGTAGCACCCTTCATTAGCTTTTTCTTAATTGATCTTTGATGCGACATATTTTATTCCTTTAAAATAATATTTAAAATAAGGGAGTGCTCGGGAATCGAACCCGATAGGCCACCAGACCGCACTCCATAAAAACTCCCTTATATCTGGACCAACCTAAACTGCATTGGAACAACAAGCTTATCTTCTTTAAACGTATTAGCAATTCCATCGCCATCGGGGTCACCAGATAAACCGATACAAGTTACACCATCATCGTCTTCGTCTATCTCTGTCACCATATAAATTATTTCTTCATATGAAAAACAATCACCACATTGTAAATTACCAACTTTTTTCTTTACGTGATTTTTCCGTTCAACTTCCATTTCTATGCTCCTTTTATTAAAGTAAAGATAAGCGGCTCAGGCGAACGCAGCCCTCACCGCCTATCCGTCACTAAGGAATTCTATTACTCTCATATCTTACTCCTCTGGAGTTTGGATTTCTTGCTATCATCTTTAATTCTACCATATACATATCTCTGTGGATGGTAACAAGTTCCCCTATAAATTTATTCTCAGGAGTCACTCCAAGCTTTTCTCCTATGGAAGCAATAGTCAGAGCGTGACAAGCTCCTTTTTTTGAGTTCATAGGTCTGGCACCAGGCTCTGAAGCATCGCAGACTTTAATATATAAGTCTATATTGTTTTTACCTAAGCCTAACATAATACTTAAAGAAGTGTTCGTGCCGAGAATTAACTTTTCAGCTACCTTTGAAAAAGTGATTTTTGCTTTTTCCCTGCCATACTTAACAATGTTAATCATAGGTGTACCACCAGACATCCGCCGAGTTCGGACATTTTCATCCCATACTACATCAGTTAGTTCTTCCATTTTCTTTTCCTTTCCAAAATTATTATTTCCTAGTGACTGATTTAAAAGAAGTAGGGACTACTAAAGACTAGATGCCCACTTAGCCTAAGAGTCCCTACTGCCGTAACTATGTTTTATTCAAAAGCATCGAATCCATCGAACTGTCTGCGTAAGTCTCGTGAAGCTACTCGCAAGAGACCGTCTATCGAATGGCTTCCAGTTTTACCTAATTCTATCTTACCCTCAAATAGTTCGATAATCTCTAATACATCAACATCATATTTCTCTATTCTATAACCACCACGTGGCCCCATAAAAGCTCTCACGATGCCTGCACGTTGCATAGTCTGTAATACTTTACAAACGGACTGGTAATCATTACCAGATTCTTTTGCAATCGCTTTCGCAGGAATTAAATCATCTTGGTGTTGAAATAGAATAGATACTACTCCTAATGCGCTCAACGTTCGTGGTCCTAAATTCATGTTCTTCCTTTCCAAAGGTTTTAGTGACGTTAAATAATTAAGCCTTACCCCATCGGGAGTCGATAGGATAAGGGTTAATCATTTACTCGATAAGGTAATACAGGTAATTCATTTCTATTGCTACATTATAAAATTAAGTTCTATGTCTAAAACATGTCGCACCTCTCTTTCACTAGCTGTCCTTATTAGTTTCGGTTATAGCTTTAATGAACAGATGAACCCACCGTGGCGACAGGCTCATAGAGTCGTTATTAACTTATAAAAAGGATTAGGAAGTATTAAGATTAAATCAGTAGTGACCCGGATACTAACAGCCCTACTTCATTACGCATCGTTTCCTTCCTAAACCACACCATGACAAGTCGCCTAACATACGACTTTTAAACTACTCCTATTATTATTATAGTGTAAAAGCTTCAGAATCGGACAAGAAAATAAAAAATTATTTGAATAAGTCTTTTCCTATCCATACGGAGCGTCTTTTAATCTGAGCCTTTGATCTTTTCTTAGTATTCTTTCCAGCTTCTTTTTGAATAGAAGCATTGACAGCTTTCTTTTTTCCCGCTCTTGACCAGATTTGACCCTACTCTTTTCTATCTTTACTTGCGGGTATCCAAGCGCATCGGCAATTCGGATGACGCGGTATTGCATTACGTGCTTCCTCTATCGTCATTACTATACCCTCTAAAGCACCACACTCGGGGCATACTCTTTCGTCTCCAGCTGTAGCCCACTCAGCTAATATACCAACTTCTTTAACACCGAGGAGCACAAATGCGTCTAGCTGTCCTTCGGCGTGGGCTCGTACAATCTCTGTCCTGGCGATAACTAAAGCACGCGTCTTAGTTAGCTTTGTCACGTTATCACGAAGAGAGCGAGCAATAGCAGCCGGCCCGTTGCCTTGAACGAGTCCGTCTGCTAATATACGACTCATTTGCTGGTCCATAGCAGCAGAAACCCCTTTAAGTTCAGTAAATGAACGCTCATATAGTAGTTCCACTTTACTCGCCAAGATGGGTTGATTAAACGCTGTGCGAATAAACTCTGCCCTACCACCTTCAAACACAGTTGGTTGATTGACTAAGTCCTCTACACGTAAATCTGTATAGGCTCTTATCGCTCCTTTTTTATAAGCCGATTCAATGTAAGGAGCCGTCCAGGGCTTTCCACTTATACCTCCAACGGGATTTAGAATACCAGCGTTGACTTGTTGTGTGAGCCACTTACGGTATGACTGGACTTTCTGAGCATCTGTATTAAATCGCCAAGCCTGGAATGGCACTTGCTGGTTTAAAGACACAATAGATAACTCGCCTAGACCGAACGCATCGTCATCCACAACCAGCTCTTGAATATTCTTAGACAGCCATTTGAATCGTCTTCTCATATCTGCCATAAACTGCTTCTGCAGCGTGGTCGTTCTAGTAGGGTCTGTTTTTAATTGATTAGGCATCGGGGTATTCTCCACATAATATTTCAGCAGCTTCTTTTGCCGTATGATTTTCAATGAGATATATAATTTGCTTTACTCGTTGTGTATGCCTGCTCCTTCTTTTTGCTCTCTCCTTTATACCACGACATCTGTTCTTTCTAAAACCGAAATTATAAGGCTTATTAGAATCAGTCCTATGACCAGTCCTAGGGTCTATAGCTGTGCCGTGTATATTCTTACCAAGAGGTCTACTATCAGGATCATATTCCCAGTCACGGCTATGACCTAATCCAACCCAATCATTACAAAGTTTACAAGAACAAATAGCTTTGCGTCTAAAGAACCAAGAACGCCAAGGCCCCATTTCGTGACCAAGTCCTTCTGCTATTTTAATTGCTAATTCTCTATCTTGCTTTAAAGTTCTCATTCTGACTTCATCCTTTCTGCACACTTACCTGCTATTATCGAATCAAGTATTATCTTAGCATCTGACGCTGGTAATATACACTCTAAATTAAAAATAACAACGTTATCTATTTCCATGTGCAAGGACGCACTTCTAATCATAAGCTTCTTAGGAATTATATCAGCATCCTGAAGCTTACCTATTAAGTCTGGTCCAAGTAATCCAGTCTCTGCCATTATATTGTCGCCTTTACGAAATACTTAGAATCCCATTGACATAATAACCATCCACACCCTTTTGGTAATGGATGCCTTTTACTTACGTCAGCAAACCAATCATCCATTTCTTGTTTAGTGTTAATAGAGTTTTGAGCAACCATCTTTGTAGTTTGCTTCGTTATATCATGATGATGTATCTGCCATAATCTATCAACTTCAATGCCGTTTACTATCACGCCCATATTACCACCACTTTCCAATTACATAGCCAGCTGCTAAGCAAGCTATACCTATAATCACTTCTGCTATTTCTATTTGACTAAACATCTTTAGGTGCCTCTATAAAACCGATTATAAATTTACCAGCTTCACATCTAACTGTTGTTATACCGCCAGTAGTTGTAAGGCTATACGCTGCGCAAGTCTGCGTGCAATAATCTTTTGCAGTCACTTCCCCTACTTGAAGTAAACCATAGGGGCAAGTTACACGCTTGCCATTTAAGAGATAAATTGTATAATCCGTATCTGATAATCTTATTGGCCTATTCATTTTAATCCTTTCCAAATTAGCTTCTTGTTTCAAGCTGCTTGCCGGACTCTCTCCGGCACGGGCTTACAATCTATTCTCGTAGCATAGACACGCTCCACTTCTATAAAAGTATGGTCCTCTGACTGCCAATCCACCTCACCGTTAAGAATTTTAACGGCTTTCTTCATAGATACTGGAATAATATAACGATCATATTGCATATCAGTTTGTAAATCAATAAGACACTTTCTAGGAGAGACACTTTCTATTCCATTTATTCGTGCACTATCAAAGCATATGTCTTTAGGCTTTAAATAAACTACGGGTTTATTATCGTTATAGCACGAATAATATGTAAAGTACATATCCGTAGACTTTTTTAGTTTTAGTCTTATGATCATTATCTTTTAGCTTTCTTCTTGACAGTCTTCTTTACTTTCTTCTTTGCTGTTTTCTTTTTCGGGTCTATAGGTTCGCCTACCGGACGCTTGCCTTTAGTCTTCGTGCTCTTACCACCATCGACATCTTCAAACGTCTCAAATTCGTCTTCTGGTTCTGGGTCATCTAATCCAGTCCAGTCAAGAGCACCCTTTTCTATCGCCTTCGCTTCTTCATCACTGTAGCCTAATTCCATAGTCATAAACTCGAATGGAGCCATTAAACTATCTACGCCTGACGATAGATACTTGGCCATAGCACTCGCACGCTTCTCAGCGATAATAGCAATGTCCTCTTTCGATGGTGCGTTTAAGTCTGGCCACGTAACGATGTATTCAACTTCTGTTAGAATACCGAAAGCCATAAACCTATCTATAAGCGGGCGTATAATAAACGGCGTAACATATTTAGAGTTTCTGCCATCTACTCTTTTGTTCCACGCTTTAGTATCTTGCGTGCTTGCTAGTTTAGCTTCCTCTGTACCTAAGAAGATACGGTAAGGAATACCCTTACTCATAGCAATCGCCTTTACATTAACTTCCATGTGTTCCTTTGGAGACGATACCTGTGGCTGTAAAGAATTAACTTTAATGCCCTCTGTCGCCAAGTATCTCGACTGACCATTATAGTAATCCTCCATCTGGTCTTTAAGTCCTTCCTTATCTATTTCGCCCTGGCCTGGCTCTGGCTGAGTCTCAAAACTTAAACCAGGAAAGCCACCCTTCCAGAACATCTCACCAGAACCACCAAGTATCTTGCGCAAGTCAAGTAGATAATTATAAACTGTTTGCATTCGCGGCACGCCATTGATTTCACTAGTCTCTCTGTTATCAGCTACATGAATAAGCCGTGTCCAGTGAACGCTTAGTGTATTCTTGGAGTCTGTCGCTTCTTGCTCAAACTCAATCGAGTATATCTCAGGCATACCGTAACGAGGAGAATGTACATCTGCATTCTTTCTCGATACTTTAACGACTTGCTCAGATAACGGCTTAAGGAATAGTAATTCATTCTTAGCTGTACCGACTTTCTTTCCAAAGTCATCTATACCCTCTACTGGCTCGTTTAACTCTTTGCCATCGCTGATACCTAAGAGCAATACACCAAACTCTCCGATACCACTAAGAACGTCTATCCGCTGTAGATAAGATAGCACGTGCTTTTCCTTTTCCAGTTCTTTCCATTCTTTTTCAAAAGCCGTTTCGTTCTCATCTTCTGTTTCCTGGATAACTGGATATAAATTCCAAGACTCCTCAGGAAAGATATTAACGACTCGTGCTGCTAATCCGTTACGAGCATACATCCCAGTATAGTCACTCATTAGTATCGTGTCTGGATAACGACACTCAAAGTTCATATCTATACGCGGATTAAGATACTGCTGTAATGCTGTACTTCTCATCGTGGTCGTGGTATTGCGTAGCATACTTAATTGGTTATTGAAGTTTCTACGCAACTGCTGATCATAAACTCTTTTCTCGTTATTATCTAACTGCGCAGGTTCGGTTCGTCCTAGCCTCTTTTGGCTGTAGACTCTGTTTGCAACTACTGTTTCTGATTTCTTTTTATGCATCGTTGATACCTTTCTATTGAGTTTGGAGATTTCCATTGATTATCTTTACGCCTTTAGCCTGGTCATACTTATCCATATCCATATACCTCTTAGATATAGTGGCGATAGAACCAAAGCCAGACTGCTCTATAAGACTTGCGAACAGACTATTCATTTCCTCCTCATACGGCTTATCTAATCTGAATAGATATTTACCGCCTTTAAAAGTCTCTACAAATATAACCGGTACTTGTTTTACTTTTTTCTTAGCCATAATAAAATTCCCTTAAATAGTCTTGATAGTCTGCTGTTGTTTCCGCCAGTCTCTGTACTGTATTATCTAAAGCCTCTCCTGCGATACCAGGCTGATAGTTCTTCATCCCGTTTCTTTCGCAGAAGAACTGCTTGAACGTCTTAACCTCTTTAGTCAATCTGTTCTTGACCATATTCTTTATAAAATTCTTAATGGCCTTTTCGTCTTCTTCTGTCATTCGTAATGCCCTTTATCTGTTCTGACTATTCTTATTGTTGCGTGAACTAAGTTTTCATAATTCTCATCTACTGTAACCACGTTATCAGGATCAAACTCAATTATATAACCTCTTATAGTTATCTCCTCATTCTGAAATATAAATAACACATTTTGAACTATGCCAATAGTGTTAGCTATTCTGTTTACTAGATAATCATTACACTTAGCTTTTATCACCGTGCTCATTTTACTCTCTAAAGGATTTACAGCATCAAAGGATACTTCTGAGACGTTATCGAAAGTAATCCGATTTAATAGTCTGTCAGCTATTGCTCTTGCAGTTAGTTTATCTTCAGTCGTTATCATCGTCGTCCTTTTTAGGCAAATACCACGTTAAAAATAAAGCTATTACGAATGCCACTATAAATATAACGCAATACACTTTAGTCATACGACAGCCTTTCCTATGTCATACTGCTTTAATTCACTTATCTTATTAAGCCCGCTGAATCTCTCTACTACCCACTGAGCTGTTTCTTCTGACGTTGG